GGACGATCCTCTAACCGTAGCTCGCAGCCGGTATCAGTTAGGAACGTACACTCGCCTCCCCAAGCCGGATGTACTAATCTTCCCTCGGAACCCTTAATAGCAGGACGGATGAAGTACGTTTGGTCCACCGTACTCTCCAAGTCTAGCCTCCATCCAACTGGTATCGAGACTACCAGTATCGAAGCGCAGTACCTTCCCCTGCTTCTCGATAGCCAGCAGCTTCATCCTGACTTTTGTTGGCAAGTGAACAATTGTCATGCCGATTCTGAGAATTATGGACCCCGTGTAGTTATTGTGAAGCTTGATTGATGTATCCAGCCTCTTCACAGCATTGTGTATGTCCAGAATAATCTGTGAAGCTGCAAGATGTTTCTCCAAGTCGTAGCCTTCGATGTTCTCAACGACTGTTTCGATGCATCCATCATTGTCCTCTATTAACAGTTTCATCTCACTTCCTCCTAGCTAAAGGATCAAAGCTTGTGCTTCATTCATCCCGCACCCCCATCAAGATCAACACCATGCCTCCTTTTTATCTCCTCTTTCCGTTGACGATACCACTCGTCTATCTTGTCTTGCTCAGGGTCTGGTTCTTTTGCACGGCTCAAAGCTTGTGTTTCATCCATCCCGCACCCCTTATTTAACTCTACAATGATACGAGGCTCCCCACCAACTTGTATATGCATAACATAGACAACCTTAAGCCTTTTGCCTGATGCCGATGCAACGTAGTCACCCTTACGGGGTACAACAACAAAACTTGTTGGCCATTCCTCCCTGTGGTAATCGTCTAGATTAGTTGTACAGCGTCCCTTGATCATCACGCTTCCTCCAGTAGCTAGCCTCTTGCGGTATGCCGTCCTTTGTCAGTCCACGGTATCGGAATGTAACACGACTACCTCTTCGGAAATGTACAGCTTCAATCCAGTCAGGACATTCTGTTCCAGGGTTCTCTTCTGCCCACTCACAGGCGGGTGCTTCGTCTTCATTCATGTCTTGTAATCTTCGCTCAGCATCCGTAAACCCTGACAACTCTAACCGATTTCCGTCATCAAGCCTCAGTACCAGCGCACCCATCAGGCCAAGAAGCTTGCTACCTTTATCAGTCTTGCGACCAGTGATATACCCTATCACTGTTCCCTCTGCATCATCCCGAGGCTTAACCTTAACCATTGCATGTGTGCGACAGCACTCGTACAAGGCTGCTGGTGCCCGGACTATTAGACCCTCGCCTCCACGCTCGATGATGCGTTCCAAAGTACGATCCATTAAATCGATAGCTGCTTCTGTCTGCATAGGCAGTCTAACCTGTCCAACAGCCTGTGCAACCTCATTATCCTTTAGTTCTTTCATTATCCTCGACAACCGACTCTGGAATACTGTCGTAGGCTTAGGCACCCATGTAATATTAGTTGCGTGTAGATTGTACCACTGTATAGCCAAATCAGTGATACGCTTCTTGAAGTTCGGGTTATTGATATACCCCGGCTCAAGCACCGTGTCTATTGGTGCGGCATCGAAGACATGGTATTTAACATCAGTCCATCCCTGTCCCGGTACAAGATCCTTGACAATTGATATAAGATTCTGACGGTGGTCCGGTATATAGAGTTCACCATCCAACGGGATACATGGTAACTTATCAAGCCACCAGTCCGGTGCATGTATGACATTACCATACCGACTCCAGAGTCCTGTAGCGATTTGCGCGGTCTTGTAGCGTTCGTCCTTGAGTGTATTGGCCCAAGGCACCGAGGCTTTCTGTATCCCGGATGTTACACCACCATCCCAGAAGCAGCGGACACCGTCAAGCTTCTCGCTCATGAACCATCCACCAACGCCGTGCTTATCGACGCTGTAAGGATGTGCCAACTGTAGGAACTCACGCTTGGCCATACCCGAACTCCTCAAGTAGTGCTATCTCTTCAACGAACTTAATCATCTCTCGCTTCCACATTCCATCCCGGCGTCTTGCCCGGAAGGGTTGTCCGGTAGGCTTGCCGTTCGAGTTCATGCTGGACTTGGTCCAGACAAGATTACCTTTCCTCTTTAGGCCCCAAAGTACCTGAAGCTTTTCAAGTGTTTCCGGTGTTAGCTCTTCCAGCTTAATGTGCACAGCACATTGCCAGCTTCTGTAATGATTTAAATATCCGTTCCACACATCTACCGGCGAACGAAACCACATGCCTCTGGAACCAGTAAGCATAACGATTGGCTTGAACACGAACTTTGGCCAGTCGTACTCGGATATATAAACATTGGTCCTACTGTGCCCATAGGCATATAGAGACTGTATCCAGTCGATAGGATGCTTGGTGATGTAGCATAGCCGCACATCTGGTTGATCTGGTATCGGGATTATACCATGCTTTGAGTTCTTTCGAAGCTCAATATCAAAGTTCTCCCTGAGTAAATACTCAAGGAAGTTGGTGCCTGATCTTGGTAATCCACGCAGGTAAACTGTGTCGCTCATCTTACCAACATGCTCCCGACTAAGTTCACAAGAACATAGTCCATTAGAGACTTGAAAAAGTAGAACACGATAGCTGCCATAAGTAGCTTACCTATTGGCAGCCGTACTGTGTGTTCGTGTATGAAGTTTCGAATCATTTAGGCCCTCCCCTCACTCTCCTGACATCCAGAGACTTACGTCTTCACCATGTACCGAGTGCTCGAAATGTATCCGATGTGCACCACACTTGTTACAGGTTTCGATGTGCTGGCGCTCTGATCCACTTTCATCAATATCATAACCAGCGTCCTTTCGGATTGTCCGTTCTTCCTCAGGATGCAAACATGATACCTGTTCCCGCAGCTTTGCAATAGTTGCCAGCATCTTGGCTCTTTCATTCTTAAGTGCTTCTATTGCTACGTTGAATGTGTCCATCAGTCCCTCCCTGCAAGTACTCTTATGGCCTGATCGTTTATGTCTTCACGATTCTTTATTGCTTCTTGGATACCATCAATCCGGTACTGAACATTCTCAACACTGAATCCTGTAGCATCCATCCAAACCCTTGTAAGATTGCCTATCCCAATTTCCTGCACAATCCTCTTAAGAGCCATGTAGCACATGTAGTCAGTGGTATTCCGCTTATCAATTAGATCCTGGTATTTCTTGGCCTTCTCCGGGGACGCCAGTGCTGGAGCCAGCAGGGTCAGCTTCTTCTTTGCCATCATTCTACCTCCTTGAACACAACACCATTATCAAGGTGTAAGTCATCGCCTACCCATGTAGCTGTTACGTTGCCGTACTCTTTGATTATTGCATCAAAGAAGATTATATTACCTCCATGCTGAAGCTTCACACCTTTGGCCCGAAGCTTACCAGCTTCAGCATAAAGTATAGCACCCTCGGCATCACATACGCCGCTTTCCGCATAAAGCTTGTAGGCTTCGGCATCAAGCCTACCTCCAGCATGGAAATTGGCTTTTCCAAAACAATTGGCAGCCTCATCAACAAGCTTGTCTGCTTCAGCACAAAGCTTGCTACCTTCAGCCCAAAACTTGCATCTCTGTTTCCACGCTTCTTGACTGTTCATTCTTCCTCCAGCGGCTCGTCAACATCTTCTTGAGTGTAGCCTGTCAGTATCTCGGGCCGGTACTTGCTTAATTTATCCTTCCTACATGCCTTGCACACCTTGCACAGATAGATTCCCTGTGCATCGTACTCGGCCCAAGTGTCTACCTCTCCACTACCACACATGCATTTCATCTGGTAGTCTTCGTACCCGCAGTCTACACAACGATAGACAACAGCATCTTCCTCGTCTATCGTCTTATAGTTTCCACCACAAGCTGGACACTTCATTCTTCCGGCTCCGCGAAAATCGTTTCCTGACATTTGGGACACAGGCCCGTCTTGAGTTGCTCCCGCCACTCGGGAGATTTATCTGGCCACACCTTTTGAATCAGTTCACCCGCTTGCCAGCGAAAGTATTTAACCTTGTCTACATGCATTGTTTCACGTGCAGAACACATTGGGCAAATCTTTTGTATGTCCATCATGCTATCCTCACTTTCAGTTCCTCAGGAACGTATATGATGTACTTGGAACCGTACTCAACCCGAGGGTGCCCTTCAAACCGTGACCGACGGAATCTCTGCACAGTCACAGCCGTGTGTTCACCCTTGACCTCATCCCATCTGTCTTGACACATGCTATGTATTAGTGTGTGTATGTCCATCATGCTACCTTCCCTTCCGGCCAAACGTAACCGAGCCAAGCCTTCACACCCACAAAGTGCTGCTCATAGTATTTAAAATCTTTACGCAGCAAATTGCTTTGGTGTGACCGATGGAACTTTTTCCAACCTAACCAGTGTGGCATCTCTACAGGAGTTACCACAGGTAGCAATTTCATATTGTTATTGTAGCCTTTACCTATCCAAGTTAATATCACAATGTTATGGTACAACGCCAGAGCATTCTCATAGCCCCGCCACATGTTTACAGCGGGATGATTCTGCCACCCATAGGTGGGATTGCGCAGCGCGTGGTGTATCTGCATAGCTTCTACACGCTGCTTCCCGTGCCGCCGATAGTCTAGGACCATAGCGGAACGGTAGAAGGATGGGTATGCTAGGAACGTCTGCATCACAGCACAAGCCTCGGGATCTCAGTCTTGATTCTTTTATCATGGCCACAGCAGCCGCAATGACCTCCCCAACAACTGTCACACGCACAGGTGCGGCAATTTTCACAGATCAATTGTTCAGCAATAAGCTTAAGCTCTCCACAAACATTGCCATTTGAATCATGTATAACGTGTGAGCTTATTGTTCTATCCGCCAACTCCTTGAAGATGCGCCGCACTTCAGTTGACTGACTCGGGCGGAAGGCATCATTGCCCATGTTGATGGTTAGTTCGAGTCTCATGCCTGCTCCTTCTCGGTTATCTCAAGACCCTCGTATGTCTCACCGTTTGCCTTGGTCTTAGTAACCTGTCCGAACCTCAGGTGCTTGAAGTTCCTGTTCAACCAGTTGTTCAGCGCAGCATTGTTGCGGCAACGCTGACGGCACTGTTTGATTACTTTAACAAGCCACCACATCTGACGCACGCTGATGGTCTGACCGAACGCTTCTTCGAATTCTTTTGCCACTTCTTCGCCGTCGAATCTCATGCTATGTCCCTTTCAGCCAACAACTCTGCAAAATCATTTTGCAGACATTCGATTGAACTGTATCTACCCATTGTCCACCAGATTCTTGATCTGATCCAGCACAACAAAGAACAGTTCGCTGGTATTGAGGACGCCCTGCTCGTAGCCTCTTGCAGCAAGGCAGATCTGATGTGCCGCCTTGATTTTTGCATCCGAAACAGGTTTCGTCTCGTAGGCACCAGTCTCAGGATTGTTTTTTTTCATCAATAGGCTTCACCATTTGGCGACCATCCCAATCGGCACCATCCCACCAGTGCCTCCAATGGTACTCACATATAGGAATGTAGTTGATGGTCTTACCTTGGTCGGCTGACTGTGGTGCCATAACAACAGCCACAGTATCCCTACCTATGTCGGAACATGGTTGACACTTCTTCTCCTGTTCCACAGGCTCCCACTTATCACAACAGTGTGTACGAGCATTGTTGACTTCAAGATCCTTTTTTAGATCACAGAAACCGTGTACATTGTGTTGCTTGCAGTTCACACAAGTCTTCATCGTCTATCCTCCGGCCTCACGAACCTTTCTCTCAGCCTCTCGTAAATTTCTTCCTCCGTCTTACCTGCTATCCTTTCCTGCCCGTGCCACAGGCCATAACGATTAAGCTTCAGGCCCATCTGTGCAGCCGTCAGCCTCAGGCCTGAGTTATATCCACCGGAGCCTGTCGCATACAGCCACATAGCGCCCTCGTACTCGGGCAAACATATGTGTACCTCCAACTGTACGCCTTCAAATAAGATTGTTTTGCGCGCATGGTCCCACGGGGCACCGTAGTCTTTCTGTATTGCGATGTTCAACATCATACGGTTCTTTTTATCCGCTGTGATCACGAGATCGATATCTCCGGCATCTTCTTTCTTGCGCCGGATAGATCCACATAACATATGCCGCATAACCAAGTGGTTATACGGGCTTAGAAATTCTTGAACAATTTGATGGGCTTCTTCTTCCATTACTCTGCGCCCACCTAACAGTTTACCGCCCATGCTGCCTCCTTTCTCTTATCATCTTGTCCTTGATCTTAAGAAGCGTTTTCTCTATCCACGTTTTGCTTTTCCCTGTGTGCTCGCTTATCTCTACGAGCGTATGCCCCTCTGAGCGGAGGTCTAACACGATCCTTTCGAAGTTTGTTAGCTTCTCGTAGAACTCGTTGATGAAGTCTCGATCTCCAGGATCAGGTGCCGCTATCTCAAAGGTCAGTTCAACGTCTTCGTCGTCGTTACTATCCCTCCGGTCTATCGTGAACGCCATTGGTATCCTGAAGTTTCTATCTTTTAATCTTTCAGCCAAGTACCAGTTTGGCAAGTGGACAAGATGATCCTGCTGTAGAAAGTGTTTGATGTGCCCGCGTATCGTATTGTTGATATACGCTTTAAAGTTATCCGTTGTCATCCTGCCATTTTTGATATTGTTAATCGCTTTGCATAAGCCTAACAGCGCCACGCTATGTATATCATCCGCCTTAGTCGGGTAGCCGTGCCCGTAGTATCTAGCGATTTTTTCGGCCAAAGTGAGATAGGCTTCGATCACCGTATCGATCACGGAATCATCGCCCTCTTTCAGTTTCCGCAGAGTTGATTCATTAATCATTTTCGCCAAGTCTCCAGAATCAAATCGAACACTTCGGGCCTGCTGTGCAGCCCTCTACAATAATGGGATATGGCACCTATTTTTGACGCAAACCCTTGTGGCTCAGGGACTTACAAAAACCTACAAAAATAAGCCACCTAATTAGGTGGCTTACGTTTGCAGAATCAAATCATTTTAACTTTTACCCATGCCTCATTGATTATATAATCGTCTAGCTTAGTTAGGTATCCATTGGGGTCATAGCATGTTTCAGTTAATCCATCCCATGCCCACGCGTGCCCGATACTGTGCTTACGGTGCGCACCTATGAGTATCGCTTCCTTCTCTTCGATGTGATGGTAAAATCGATCGCTGTAGTTCTCATACGCACCGCACGGACGGACGGTATCCGTGGGTGCGCTATGAGGATTGTATTCTATTGGCATAAGGCCAAAGCTTCTAGCCACAAAGCAATCTATAATTTCTTGGATGTGAAAACTTCTATAACAAAGCGGTGGGGGACACTCAGGCCAAGTCTTCTCCATACCATCATGCCCAACCTCCTGTATGATTGTATGTGGAGAAACATCCAAGACCATTGCCGCCGCATATAGTAAGCAATGCGGCCCGTCCATTCTAAGTAACTTCATATCTTTTTCATCTCCAGATAAACAGGCCCGAACTCGTCCAGTTTGTGCTCAACTCTTTCTTCCTCAGTAATCTCCAGCTTCCCCATAATTATGCCAAGGTGATAACGTGGTGCTACGGTGTTGTCCGCCTTGGGCGGGAAGCTTTCATGTATGGCAACGTACTCCATACCTTGTGCATCAAAACGCCTCTCTGCCCTTAGTACCAGCATGTCCGAGAGTAGTGTGTTAATGAACCCCGGAAACATTTTAATGATGTTGTCCGGTACGATAAAGACTCCTATCCTACCCTCAGTCAGCCATGTCTTCCAGTTCTTGTGCTTCTCCAGATCCAGTTCTAGCTTCTTTTCCATTAAAGTCACTGGCGTCTGGCTGTCCTTCGACGACTGGTTGTCTGTCATCCTTAATTTCCTCCAACATAGATTCGGGAATCTCGATGTACCTAGTTGCCATGTCCTTTAGTTCGCGAGAAATCCCGCAAGCAAGGATAATAACATCTACACCTTGCTCTTTCGCCCACTCGACTACAGGAGTCAAGTCTCCGTCTGCTGTACCAAGAATGATCATATCAAGACGCTCGATCATTCTTACAATGTCAACTGCAATGCCTACATCCCAATCCGCTTTACGCTTGAAGTTATCTTTGTTATGGTAATCTTTAGGAGACTTGTATTTAGGATCGAAACCCATCTGCCTTAAACAATGTATGAATGCCGAAGCTTCATTATTGAGCTGTGCTCCATAGGCAATAGCCTGTTGAACATCGCCTAAATCTTTACAATACGTCAAGTATGCTCGATAGTCTAACTTACGTTTGTTAAACTTTTTACCGATGCAGTAATACAGATTACTGACATCACAAAAGACACCAATACGTTTTGCCACTTCACTTCCCCCTAACTTCGTGAGTTCTTCCACAAATTCAAATACTGGTACCAGTTGGGTGGCTTGAAGAGTTTCTCATACTCTTCTTCAGTGTCGCCGGTTAACACCCACACACCTGATCCATTTGCACAAAACTTTGGAAAGTCCTCCATTTGTGCATTAGTGAATTTAGATCCTTTCCCACCCGGCAGTTTGACCTCAACCCATCTTTGTCCATAACGTGAATGGCAAGCAAATAAATCTGGATAGCCACTTTGGTACATGTTGCCGTGCGTCTCTTTAACAAACCAACCCTTCATCCTAAGCATACTAATAATCTTAACTTGTATCTTGGCCTCGGGCCTCGATTTGCTGACACGCCTTGCATGGAACGGTTTCATTTACAAATTACCGCAAGTGTTAAAAGTTGCATGGCTTGGATTAGTTTATCATCATAGTTGCAATCCGTCAAAGGCAAGCCGCTTAAACGAATGGCCCTAGCCTCTTCGATCAATACTTGGGCCTGTCGCTCATAGTAACTACTGTCCTCCATATCCGCAATTACTTTAAGTTTTCCAAACTTCCTAGGATTGAATGAGGCCCTCTTGAGAATTTTCCTCACTTGAGTCAAGGAGGGTTTGAGCGATTTCGGCATCTGTCACCACACCTTTCTTCTTTAATAGCATCAGAGTAGCTATCAGTTCCCGTGTAACCTTGTTTGACGCTTGTGTAATCCCCGTTAATTTATCAACATATTTAATCAGTTTTTGCATGTCCGCGTGAAGTTTTCTTACTGCTCTTTCCAGCTCTTTTCTTGTGTAACCTTTTGATTGCGGCATTGATCTTTCCTCTCTTGAAGAAGTCAGGTCGAGCTTTCGCTCTTACTATCTTCCTCATACGCAGGAGTCTTTCAGCCAGCATACGGGACTCCCGATGCTCGCTAAATTCACCCCATTGCTTGTACCTTACCCACTGTTCCTTTGGCTGTAGCTTCCAAATTTCCAATGCAAACTTGAAGGAGGGTACTACATTCTCATACAGCCATTTATATCCTTTGCGAATAAAATCAATCTTAAGCTCTTCGCAATCCACAGGGCAAGACAATGCACCCTCAATATCTGCCCACTCAAAAAGTTCTGACATTTCAGTGATAGTGATCCGCATATCCTCAACGAGTTCTTTCTTTGACTTGCTCATACTTCCTCCTTTTTAATTATGGCAGCCACTAGCTCGGAGTGGCTTAATTGTGCATAGTACTTTACGCCAAGTTGTTTACCTATTCTTCTTAACTGTACAATTGGTTTCTCTCCAAGGTCTAATGATTTATGATTAGTCATCCATTTTCTTAACCCCTTTCTATCGCCGTTCTCTACAATATCTATAACGGCTTGTTTCTCTTCCTCGTCAGAGTCATCCCACAACCGAGTAAATTTGGGGTGAAGTATAATATTTTCTATTGTCCTATAATTTAGTACCCGATTGTGTGCCTCCTCCTGTAGTCTCACTAGACCCTTCATTCCCACCCTTCTCCAAATTCTTATGCAGAAGCTTTACGTATGCTGTATTGAACTGACAGAGTTGTTCGTACATAAGTACCTCGAAACCGTGTAACACCTTATGAGTTGATTTAATACACAAGGCTTGCATCAACTGTATTTCTATAGCAATTATGTCGAACTTAACATCGTTCATTACTATTTCCCTGCCCAAGAGTCTAGCTTATCGCTCCAGTCAATAGCTAACAAGGGTACATCTTTACGATACTCTTCAATGAAAGCTTCTACAGTTTCTCTGATTTCCGGAATCACTAGACTGACAGCAGGACACATGATCTCGTCATGGACATTTAAAGGCTGTACTCTCCATCTGTTAATGCCTTGTGGTTGCAAGTCCCACAGTCTGCGCTGTAACATTTTACAAAGTTGCGCACCGCTTGACTGTATAACGTGATTACCAGCCGCTCGCATGTTGGCAGCTTGCACGGCAAACGCCGCTGCGAATAAGGCCGACCGTAAAGCTCCGCACGCAGATTGTTCCCGATCTCTTCGAGTAACTTTAATATGTAGGCTTTGCCAGCGTTTGGGTGGGTCCTCTGCGAGAGTAAACAATGCCTTACAAATCTTATTTTCGAGAGAGAAGTAACGACGGAATCCGAATAGGCTTTCAATATAGTCTGCCGGTTCATGCCACTCCACCTTAGTTCCGATTCCTCCGGGCTGGCGCATACTGCAAAACATATCGAAGATTTTCTGTCGCTCTTCACCCCAAACTTTATAGGTTGAAACCCACCGCTGGTAAGCCTCTTCCGCCGCTTCTGCCGTAATGCCGACACGATTAACGAGGGTATATGCCATGCCTCCATACAACAATGCGAAAACACCGTTCTTACTTCTTGTGTAAATATCCTTCTCAGCTTCGAGTCCTTTTGTTGCAAGGATTTCTTCATAGCTTTTCCCCGGAAACAGATATGTTCCGAATAGCCCGTGAATCTTTTTACCTGTCTCTAGCTCATTTCTTAGCTTGGGGTCTTTGTAAACAGCATCAGCCAGATTAACCTCAAATCCAGCAAAATCGCCCCCGCACAGAATAAGGCCGCCGTCAGCAAGTAGAAAGCACTCGCGCGTCTCGTTCGCTCGCCGTATGCCCTGGGCGTTGACACCACCAGTTCCCGACATGCGAGAAGAACGAGTACCAATGACATTGAGGTCAGCATGAAAGCGGCCAGCCAATAGTAATTTATCATATAGTTCTACCTCTTTCTGAGCATGTCTTGCATCAAGAATTTCCTGAGCGCGTATTGCGGCCGGATGCTTTGCATCAGATTTAACTAATCCGTCTTCACACTTCTTGCATCCTTGTCCTTGACAGTCAAGACAAACAGTTTCTTCTTTCCATCTGGCAATCTGTTCAAGGACAGGTCCCTTAGTCGTGATCTTATTATCAACTCGCAGCACGAGTTGTTCTGTTTCTGATAGGACCTGTTCCATGTAGGTACGGCAGACTGCATGTGAGTTGAAGTTATATCGGCTTTTAACATTTTCAACGAATCCTATTGCTCGCTTCTTGAGTTCTCTTATTTTCTCTAAATCAAGTTTGAAGCCTCTCCATCTAACGGCACCGACCATACAGGCCAGTTCGGAATCGTCGTCGCCCGGTTGCGGTGAGCCAAAATGTGTGTAGAGTTCTCTGGTGTACTTGACATCATCACTCGCATATTCTCTGGCCAGTCTGTTGTACGCCCAATGAGTAACATGGACTTTAATTTTCCCGTAGTCAGGCCAAGCTCCGTTCCATCTACCGGGAACTCCAATAGCTTTAGCGAACGGAGCATATCCAAACTCCTTCGGGAATGATTCCTTTGGCGGTTCAACATCTGCGAACATCTTAATTGATTCTGTTTTATAGCCTAAGGCATCTTGAGCCAATGCTTTAAGCGCACTGGAAGGTGCAAACTTGAGTACTACATCCTTGAAGTCTACTTCAATATTCCCCATCTCATCTCTAACATCATAGACATCCCACCGCCTACTTGGGTCTGCTTTTCTAGCAAAGTAAACATCATTAAGCGGGATACGTCTATCTAGTTCAGCGCACAGTTCCCAAGCTAAAGCTGTTGGTACTCGTTTGATTCTTATATCATCACGGTTCATTGTCGATTGGTATGGCCCTTTACGTGCATGTAACATAATGTCACAAGCCGCAACAGGCTTGATGCAGTTACCGAATCTACCTTTCTCTTCATATTCGGCATACTCATCAATATAGTCTATTGGGTCAACACTACAGTCTGGAAACTGTATTAATGTTGTATACGTCTGACAAATGTGGAACCAGTCAAAAGAAAGATTGAAACCACATACTTCACTATCAACGATTTTCTCGATCAATTCTAATGTTTCTTCAACTGGACTGGTAAAGACTGAGTGCAGTTCAATAGGCCCATCGTCCTCCGCCCATTGGAGGAGTACTATCGGACCAGTCAATCCGCAAGTCTCAGTGTCTATATACACAATCGACATTAATATTCTCCGTGGATTACCCTGAAAATAACATTTTGGCTAACTCCAAAATTTGTTGCTAATTCTCGTTGGGTAATACCAAAATATCTTTGTCTTTTGATTTCTTCTTGTTGTTCTACACTAAGAATCTTTTTCATTTGTTGCCCACTTTGATATGGTAATCTTCCTCTACCTTTATTGTCTCTGTCTTCACTATTATCTTTATGTGTACCTAGGAATAAGTGCATAGGATTAACACAATTTGGAGTATCGCAGGTATGGCACACTAGCATACCATCAGGTATCTTACTTTTATATTGTTTATAAGATACCCTATGTGCTTTTTCTAATTTACCATTTAATCTGAATAATCCATATCCAGAAGTATCACATGATCCACTCCACAACCAACACCCTGTTGGGTTATAGAATGTAAGATTTAGAAATCTTTCTAAATCTTTAGCTTCCATCACTCCTTAACCTCCGGCTTCAGATATTCTAATCCATTCTTCTTTGCGAATGTATCAAGGCTACTGTAAAGATCTAACGCACTAATTTCGCCAGCAGCCCATGCCAGACAACGAGTCCAGATACCATTGCCAATACCTGAAGTCTGGATATGTTCCATCATCTCAAAAATCTCAGCACGGGTGTGGTGTATCTTGGCTGTCTTCTTTTTCCTATGAGGATTAACACTAATAGTTCCGCGGCCTTTGGCCCTAGCCTCTTTGATTTCGCGAGCAGCAGCAAAAGCTGCTTCTTCTCCGCCTCGCCTAAAGTGGCTATATACCTCACGAACCTGTGTCTGTGTAATGTTCTTAAGTGCTACCTGATGCTGGATTTCTATAGGCAGCTCAAGAAGCATATAACGAATCTGTACCCACCCACGTGACACACCAAGCTTTCTGGCACAAGAATCCTCGCCAATGCCAAGGTTTTTAAGATTCTGTAATGCCTTAGCTTCCTGTAGTACATTAAGATCTTGACGCTGAAGATTCTCAGCCAGATTAAAGAATCGTGCATCAATATCATTAACCATATCCGCACGAATGATTGCCGAAATCGTGGGACGCTCAAGAACCTTATGGGCCATACGCCTTCTGTAACCGGCGATAAGCCTATACTTGAAGCCTGTTTCCTTTTGTTTCTCTTCCTCGTAAAGTGTTACTACAACCGGCTGGATAAGCCCACGACTCTCGATATCCTTAGCTAAGGATACAACATCAATCGGGGTTATCTTGCCTCGACAATTGAACGAATCATCAGCATGGATCTCACTAAGTGGAATATCAACTACAGTCATTTCGCCTGACATACTACTCTCCTTCAAAAGCTTGTTTAAGTTCACCCATCGAGATACTCTGCAACTTCCTCTTCTTATTAAGATTGTCCAATACAATCTTATCAGTTGGTAATACAATCAAGTCCTTAATTACCAAGCCTCGATTATCATCCATGCCCATACGATGAGCACGATCTTCAGCTTGCATTCTTGCTTCACCCTTGAAGCTATTACTGTAGAACAATGCAGTCGGGGACGCATGAAGTGTTAGCGCCATGCCACCAGCCTCAGGATGCCCAACGAAACATACCCGAGGATACTTATCTAACATTTCCTGTCGCTTCGGGTGTGTTCTATCCATACTGATAAGAAGATCATTAGGATTAACGGGATCATCAGAGTTGGGATGATAACCATGATATCCCCTACCGTCCACTCTGAGGACATACCACCCACAAGATTTAGCCATATTAGTAAGTCTGTCAATAGTACCGGTAAAACCACCCCACACGATATAACGACCAATGTCTTCATGATTAGACAAGTCATTCTTGAAGTATTCATCTTTGGGACTCCCTACTTCAACAACATTACGTTTGTACTTAGGCGTTTGACCTGCGCCTCCGCATAGATCACATGTAACTTCTTTGTCCTCAAAATTCTGTGCTTGAATGTCCAAAGGGGCCATATAATCGACAGCCGTTGTTGGAACCTTAATAACTCTTGTTCCACTTCCGTTACAGTTCGGACAAGTGATATCATCTGATTTGATATCTTTATACTGGAACCCATCAGCTAGCTCCCTACACAGAGTGATTGCCGTAATCGCTCTTGATGCATTTGCTGTAATTAGCTTAGCCGCTCGGAGCATATCAACTGTTGGCGTAAGCTGTATGAGTTCGTATTGTTTCTCAGGGAGATCAAGACAGTCCTTTTTGAACTTAACGAGAACTAATCCTTTCATTCTCCTATAAAGATACTTAACCTCATTTTTTGATTTTACCCAATCATGGCCCTCGCCACAGGCCACAGCAAAAGTTTTATGTACATCATCATCCTTGAGCTTACCGCATAACTTGCATTTATTCTCATCATCTAGCCATGACACTACATGAGGATACACGCCGCCAGTTATATTATTCTCACGCTTCTCAATAATACACAAGCGAGCTTTAAACTTATGTATATTACCCTCACGTATGAAACCCGGACAAGCAACCTCTGCTTGGTGCCACCAGTCAACAGGACTCTTAGGTGCTGGCGTACCTGACATTTCTAGGATATAAGAATCATCTCCGTACTCTTCTCGCATTGCTTCGGCTAGATGATATGCTGCTTGTGATCGTTGAGATGTTGGAGTCTTGATCTTAGAACTTTCATCAAAGACTACCATCTTTGGTAGTACCTCGGCACCACTCCAATTTTTCATGTAGCTCGTCATACGCTCATATGTAAACATACGAGGTCTGACTTTAGAATCCCATTTGTCCAGCTCTAAACTGACAGCCTTGATACCTGACTTTGGGCCAACATACCATGCTTCATAGTCTTCGAGGCCCAAGGCTTCCATAACCTCGATAGCTACGAGCGTTTTACCTGTTCCCATTTCTCCAGCAATGATACACCGCTTATAAGTTAATACGTGCCTAGCCATTTCTAGCTGGTGCTCACGCAATGGCCTTAGAGAATTATACTCTACTAAGGGCTTATCATATGCTGTATATGGGTTACGATTAAGAAGATGGTCTAGAGCAAACTTGTTCCTGCTTGTATTGGCTATGCTCCACATTTTGCTAGGAGGATCATCGTAGCCGTGATAATTGGCTCCTTCCATCGCCTTGATTTCGGCAATCAACTTCTTGTTATAACCGAACTTAACATATATGCGCTTGCCTTTGTATATGAGCTTACCTGGCTTAAGATATCTACCTACTCGAAATTTAACTTCCTCGGTGCGGGCGTCTGACATGTGTTAGTCCTTCCACCAGTCGTAGCAGTCGTCTTCGGCATAAGGATCAAAAACATCTGGACCTTCTGTAGCTAATAAGAAATCCTCCGTGCCCCACTTGTGTTTAATGGTTAGGCCGCAGGGACTCGAACCCCGATTGACGGACCCAAAATCCGTAGTCCTGCCATTGGACGACAGCCTATTATTGATCTCCTTGATCAATTCTTCTTCTCTTATATACCCATTACAGGATACCTTCTTGATTACTAAGATCAACTCTTTAACTGATATCGTATCCATAATATTCTCCTATGTTGGAGGACAGGCTTGATTGAGCTATCCGATTACAAAGCGTCTTATCTTCCCGCTAGCTGCTCTTTACCGGCTCCACAGGATCTCTACTTTGTAACCACACTCTATGAGTGCTGCCTGTCCTCCTAGGTTAGGAGAGGAACGTGCGCCGTGCCACGCACCTAGTATGCGCACTTCGTATGGTACTCGCTTGCGCTAGTTGGCTCACTACGCCTCTCCACTCCCAAACTTGGTAGCCCCAACGGGATTCGAACCCGTACTCTCGGACTGAAAATCCGGCGTCCTGCCTGGTTAGACCATGGGGCCAATGGCAGGGGTGCTGGCTAGGCAGTTACCCTGAGTATGATAAAAGAAAGGCAGAAAAACCATACTCAGCCCCTACCGTATCTTGACAACGAATGTCCCGTCTTCTAATCCGATCTTCTCACAGTCATGCCACACTTCTCGGAAGCCACCCTCTTGGAAGTGTACCAAGCAATAGTTCATCATTTGCCGTAATGACTTAAATGATCTGTGATCAGACTGACAGCCTTTGATTATTGCATCTCTCCACTCTTGCATATCACCAGTGACAATGATTAAGTAATCGTCGTCAACTCGCTTAAAAGTGATTCGCAAGTCAGTATAATTTGAGAGGTATGCAACTTCCTTGAGTTTTGCTACAGCAATGAAGCTGGCACTGACATGTCTCCATGCCGTGCCAATGTGATGCCCAAATCGTAATTGCTGGAGTGGTTTGTTGTCCATACCAATCGCGGCCAAAAATGCACATGGTGCATCCGGCTTCATGCCTATTTCATCTAGGCCGCGAGTTGGGCTATAACCTAGTTCATCCTGACACATTTTAATAAATGTAGGCCAGTGAACATTGGTCATTGCCAAAGGGTAAATCTTCACAACATATCTCCAGCGATAAAAATTAATAGGTGGGACCGCGCTTGGCTCACGACCCCACCGACTGCAAGAGCGATTACCTCGCCCTTTCTCCCTCCCCCTCTCCTTCTTCAACAACCTCGACGGTATTCGCCGGAGGATTGTTGAATTTTTCAACGGCCTTCTTGAGATCCTCAATGTCTGGAGTCTCAAAAGGTGTCGAGCACGCAGTACAACTCGGAGCATACCAAGTGTATTTCTTGGTCTCGATCTTCTTAGCCTTCAAGGTTGCCGGCTTACCAAGCTTGTTCTGGATGGTAGGAGCCTCGCGCCTTGCAGACTTGGAACCACAGAAGAACGTAGCAAAAACCTTAGCACTCGGGAGATAGACAAGGTACTCTGGCCCATACATGCAACCGGAATCCTTCTCTCCAGACTTTTCCTGAATGCGCTTGAACTCAGGACTCTCGGGATCGAAGACACTAATAACTTCGTCGCCGATTTCCAGAGCCTTGGGCCGCCACGTTACGACAAGAAGATCAACAGCTTCACCAACATCGTCGTAGTTCTGATCACGAATCAATGCATAGTGATTAATCGGGAACTCGCCAGACTTACACTTATCAGACGCGGAAGTCATAAGCTGGAGTCGAGGCAAATAATCACCAGACTTCGTGGTTTCCTTGAACACAGAATCATCGTACTTTGCAAGTCCACCAGCAACTTCAGCCGGGATCATAGCGTTTTCTTCGGGCATTATCCTCTCCTATGCTTTTTCAAAAAGTAGTTGTACGGGAAGCCCCACCCATCGCACCCGAACAGAGGCGGCAGTTATACCGCTTCTTACCATGCTGGAGATTCTTACTCGGACGCTTCCTCGCCAGCAGCAGCCAACTTCTTCGCCTCATCCGCCGCCTCTTGCGCCTTCTTGGCAGCGTTCTCGGCCTTCTTCTTGGCTCTCTCAGCCTTGCGCTTCTTCGCAGCTTCCGCACGCTCGGCCTTGCGAGCTTCGTCCTTCGCCTTCTGATCCTCGATCGATTTGGGATCAAGATGAAGAACCCACTTGATACCAAGCTGGAAACCTTCGACTGGAGTATTTACGCCAGTGGCCGCCACAAGCTCGACAGCCGCATCACCCGACTCCAGTTGAGTCTTGATGTCCTTCAGCTTCTGCATGAAGGCGACAGGCACAAACTCCTGAGGCGCAGCGTCTTCGCCCTTACGCTTCGCTTCCTTGATTTCCTTGACACGGCTCTGCACAGCAGGGACGAACTCATCGGGAGCCATAGTCATGGCACGATCCACGAAATCGGACATTTCTTCCGTGGGCAGTTTCGCCAGAGCGTAAGCATTCGCCAGACCAATCTTGCCTTCGTCGATAAGATTAACAATCGTCTCATTGGTAATCTTGGTCAGGTCCAGACGCGCCTTGATCCACTGTGAGGACTTACCGATCTTGCTGGCAAGCTCCGCTTCAGTCATCAGCGGGTTACGGCTCAGGATACGCTTGAGCTGCTGCGTATACTGCATAGGCTTCGTTTCGATCTTGTGAATATTCGCCATGATCTGAGCTTCGAGAACCTTGTCATCGTCAAGATTCACAACATCAACATTGATCTCGCTCAGACCGGCATCCTTGGCAGCAGAGAAGCGGTGCAGACCATCAATAAGTTCAAAGAACTCATCACCCGATTCTTCATCAGTCTTTGCACGGACAGTGATAGCGCCAAGGAAACCCTTTTCCTTAATCGAGGCCACCAGCCCCAAATAATCCTCCGACTTCCTATCGACAGTACGGAGTGCAACAGGATTCTCTCGAATAGTATCAAGAGAAATAACTTTAAGTGCCATTCTGATTTTCTCCTCACGTGATTAGTAATCATTGTTCTAGACAATACAAAAGAATCAAATCGATTTGATTACTGCATGAATTGCCCTCCCTTCAATAGATAGTGTTCCGCAACTACCATAGTCCCGAATGGACGAAAATTTCCACCAAATTCCGTAAGTCACCTAATTAGGTGACTTACGACGGGGCTGAATGAATTGACTTCGCCCTTATATTATATATTGAATTCAACTATAATATATTTTCATACCCAAAAAATAAACAAACAGAGGAAGGAAACGTAAGCAACCTAATTAGGTGACTTACATTTTTAGGTGGAAATTTCTGTCCATTCGGGACTAGATATAGGGGATAGTGCAAATAGATTTGATTCTCATGGAACAATCAAATCGTATTGCTGGAGAGGATTAAGAAATCGTGCCAACTCGTACTGAAGCAATTAAGCGTTTCCTATCTGCGAAGACACATGCCGATTTAGCCAATCTATATAACTATGGCATGGAGTGCCAAGTCAATGTAGCTCAAGACGGTGGCGAGCGTGTTGATTCTGAGTTTGAAGGAAGACGGTGGCATGGCTGGACAGATGGGCTAACTACATGGAAAAGTTTTAGAGTACCTTGGAACGCTTCAACTGTTCCTGAGTATGACGACAAGGAGATGAGCTTCGACCTTGTTGCGCACGCGGAAGCAATAGGTATGACAGGGTGGGACTGGCAGAGTAAAGTATCAAGGTGGGTAGCTTATGACTTTGATGCTATAATCGGCCACTCGGACAAACACGCTAACAAACTTACAAACGAAGAACTTGAAGAAGTTAAGAAAGCTGCATATGGTATCGAGTGGATAACGATTCGTAAATCTACCTCAGGAACCGGGATACATTTATATGTTTACCTTCCTAGCCACATTAAAACTAATAATCACCATGAACATGCCGCACTTGCCAGAGCTATACTTGGCAAGATGTCAGCATTGACAGGGTTCGATTTCCATAGCAAAATAGACGCTTGCGGCGGGAACATGTGGGTATGGCACCGCAAGATGGGAGGAACAGATGGGCTTACACTTATCAAGGAAGGTAAAGTACTTGATGAAGTGCCTCCGAATTGGAAGGATCATATTAAAGTTGTTTCTGGTAAGCGTCGTAAGAACTTACCTCAGAATATTGAAGCAAGTGGACGAGGGGATCTCTTTGAGGAACTCGCTGGTCAACGCCCGAAAACTCCGCTTGAAGAAGACCACAAGACTCTAATAACTTATCTCCAGGAGAATAATGCTTTATGGTGGTGGGACCAAGATCACCATATGCTAGTAACACATTCCTACTGGTTACAGAAGGCACATGAAGATTTACAACTTAAGGGTGTCTTCAAAACGAACAGCAAAGGCAGTAACCTTAATGAGCAAAATTGTTTTTGCTATCCTCTTAGGCGGGGTGCCTGGGTTATTCGACGGTTTACACCGGGAGTCCAAGAGGATGATTCATGGGATCAAGATGGTGCAGGTTGGACACGTTGCTACTTAAATAAGGAGCCGAATCTTGCTACGGCTGCGCGTACTTTTGGCGGTCTTGAAGATCCTTCTGGTGGTTTCATCTTTCGTGAAGCTGAGGTGGCTGAGAAGGCATCTGCACTCTTGGGCGTTCATCTTAAGGTTGGAAATTCATTACGTTCTAGAGAAACTAAACTCAAACAACATAAAGACGGTAGACTAGTTGTTACCGTCGAACGCAAAGAGATGGACCGTGCCGACGACATGCAAGGGTGGTTGGCAAAGAAGAAAGACTGGATTAAGATATTCAATACGCAGCTAGGCACACCAGAGGAACCAGAGTCAGGCAATTATGATGATCTTGTAAGGCACCTTGTAACGGAGACAAATGAAGATTACGGTTGGATGATTAAATCCGACACTGACTGGCGCTCAGAACCTTTGTCACACGTGCGTGTTGCGCTAGGCTCCTTGGGCCTTAAACATACTGAGATTACTACAATCCTTGGGTCGTCAGTATTTAAATGCTGGAGAGTAGTTAATAAGCCTTTCCAGCCTGAGTACCCCGGCGACCGGGAATGGAACCGTAACGCTGCGCAGTTGAGATTCTTACCATCTGAAAACAAGGAGAAACTCAACTACCCAACTTGGATGAAGATACTAGATCACTGTGGTCAGGGTCTTAATGAAGCAATAAGGAACAGTGCATGGTGCCAAGCTAATGGTATCCTAACAGGTGGGGATTACCTCAAGTGTTGGGTGGCTAGTCTGTTTCAAGAGCCTGAGGAACCACTACCATATCTCTTCATGTATGGACCACAGAACAGCGGCAAATCGATCTTCCATGAGTCTCTTAACTTACTATTTACTAAGGGATACAAGAGGGCCGATGCAGCACTGATTAATGCATCTGGGTTCAATGGAGAGCTTGAAGGTGCTATTACCTGTGTCGTTGAGGAAACAGATCTTAGAAGAGATAGACAGGCGTATAACCGTATTAAAGATTGGGTCACAAGTCGTGAGTTACTTATCCACTGTAAAGGTAAAACTCCATATCACATCCCTAACACGACCCATTGGATTCACTGCTTACCAAAAAATGCGTGGATTTTAACTTCTGAAGGTCCAAGGCAGTTAGCTGATTTAATTAATAAGCCAGTTACAGTTATTGTAAACGGGCAAAAATATAATACAAAAGGATTCTTTAAAACAGGCGTAAGAGATATATATACTGTAACTACTTCAAGTGGTCGGATTCTTGAAGCTACCGCTGACCATCTTGTGAAATGCAGTTTTGATGGATTAAAATATTGGAAAGAAGTAGGTAAGTTATCTGATAATGATAGGTTATGTTTAAATAATCATGTTAACGCCTCTTGGCATTGTGATGATAGCACATTTGAAGATGGGTATTTATTAGGCTGGCTACTCGGCGATGGCACTATTTTTAAAAGACAACATAAGAAGGAGCAAGTAGTCAAGATATATATCTACCCGGATGATCATAGCCAGCTACAATTACTTGAAGAGTGTTTTGGTAATAATGATTTCAGTATAACTTTACGTAAAGATGGTGCATATTGTCTAACTAGCAAATATCTATACTCATTAGTTAGAAACTATAATATAGAAAAAAGAAAAATAACTAAAAATATTCAAGAAGCATCTGTAGAATTTCAAAGTGGCCTCATTAGCGGGCTATTCGATACTGACGGTACAGCTACTTTAGAAAGACACACAATCGCTCTTTACCAATCTGATTTAGGGATATTACGATCAATACAACAAATACTTCTTAATATAGGAATCAATAGTCATATATACTTAGCCAGACCAAGTAGGACTTTAAGGGTACACAAGAATAAAAAAGATACCGTAAGCAAGCCCTCATATCAACTGGTAATACGTAAAAGAAGTAATTTAAAACTCTTTTACGAACGTATAGGATTCAGTAATCCTAGAAAACAAAAACTCTTAAAACAGATTCTTAATTCATGGACACGTAAAGCTATTGAAGAAGACTACACGGACAAGGTATCAACAGTAGTATACAGTCGTACAGAAGATGTTTATGATATAACTGTACCTAGTGTCCATTGCTTCGATGCTAATGGTTTTATTGTGCATAACTGTAGTAATGACCATCAAGCTTGCCCCGTATTCTCAGGGGATACACGGATTACAATGTGCTATGTGGATATGCTGGAACCGATGGAGCTTATCCCCAAGAAACAAATCATCCCGATGCTGGAAAAAGAGGCACCGGATTTCTTGGCAGCAGTCTTACAACTTGAGATACCGCCTTCAAATGATAGACTTAACGTACCGGTCATTGCGACCGAAGACAAGCACCTAGCACAAGAACTGAATCAGACAGACCTTGAAAGATTCCTGTCTGAGAAATGTATGTTTGCCACAGGCCACCAGATTCTATTTGCAGAACTCTATGATAAGTTCTTAGAGTGGCTTGATCCAAATGAGATACATAAGTGGAGCAAGATACGTGTAGGCAGGAGTTTCCCGCCACAGTATCCTAAAGGTAAAGCTCGAAAGGATGGACAAATCTACGTTGGAAACATCACATGGTCAGGTGTTGAAGTAAGCAGGGAACCTAGACCAAAGCTAACGATTAAAGACGGTTACTTAGTTCCGGTAGAATAATGGCTATCAAAGACGTTCTAGACAGCTTGAATGATGAGCAGCGACGGCTGCTGATGTATGCTTTTGAGCATGGCATCGCGCAGCATGTTGTGCTACCAGACAAGAAATTCATTGGAGTAAATGTGAACCATATCAAACATTTACGTATTGGTGAGGAGGCTGGAGTATGGGCTACTGGGGAGGTGCTAGGTGAAAACAACGGATAAAGATTTTGCAAAGTTCAAAGCTTCATTTATGCATTGGGTGAATAAATTAGGACTACAAGGTTGGCAACTATTCTTTAGGCATAAAGAGCTTAAAAGATCATACGCAAGTATTACTTCAGACATAGGTAGTAGAGCAGCCACAGTAACTCTGACTAGTGAAATAGAGGATGAGGATGTACCTGAGTTCGATCCTATTAGAAGCGGGAAGCATGAAGCTTTACACCTGCTTCTTGCACCCTTGGAGTATGTTGCACATGCTAGGTATATACACCAAGAAGATATTGACTCAGCTGAAGAAGAAATAGTTGTACGTATCCAGAACACACTACATGATGATTACAAGGGAGAAGAGTAATGCACAATGTACAGGGTGAAGACCTATTTGTTATAGGCATATGCGGCAAGGCGGGGGCAGGTAAAACTGCGTTTGCTAAATATATCATCGAGCAATTCCTCAGCCTTACTGATAATAAAATCGGTTGCACAATTGTACCATTTGCTAGAGCTTTAAAAGATATGGCACTTGATATGGGCTGGGACGGTAAGAAAGACGAGAAAGGCCGTAGGCTTTTACAGCTATTAGGTACGGATGTTTGTAGAGATTGTATTGATGAAAACTATTGGGTTAAGAAGTGGCGAGATGCTCTTATCAGAGAGACAACCAAAGGCATCCAGCTTATTATTGCAGATGATGTACGCTTTGGTAATGAGGTTCTATGTATCAATGAGCTTGGTGGACATATTTATCATGTGGTTGGAAGAGCTTACAACCTTAAGGGTGAAGCAGAAGCACACCCCTCTGAGAATAGCTTAATAACAAAGAATATGAATAGGATCGATAATTCTTCAACCTTTGAGGCACTAGAGTGCCGGGCTATAGATGTTGTTAAAGGATTGATTAAGTGGACTTATTGAATGCATTAAATAACTTGGATAGGTATGATGAAAACAAAACAAAAGATAAAATCATTAAGGCACCCTTTGCGTATCCTGGAGGAAAGTCCCGTTCAATTCCGCACATTCTGCCGGAACTGCCGTACACCGGTGTTTATATCGAACCATTTGGAGGTTCCGGTGCCGTGCTTCTGGCTCGCGAGCCGTCCAAACTGGAAGTATTTAACGATAGATATTCCGGTGTAGTTGCATTCTACCGGTGCATCAGAGACGAGGATAAGCTTAATCGTTTAATAGATAGGCTTGAACTAACTCTACATGCAAGAGAAGAATTTGTTTATTGTAAATTTAATTGGGAGAAGACTGAAGACGATGTAGAACGAGCAGCTTTATGGTTCACAATGATGACATATTCCTTTGCCTCCATTGGACGGAACTTCGGACGCTCGACATCAACTAAGAGTGTTATGTGTAAAAAGATGGAGACACGCCTGAAACGCTTCCCGCATGTACATGCAAGATTCAAAAATGTTCAAGTCGAGAATCAGGATTGGTTCGACTGTATGCGGGACTATGATCAACCTTCAGCAGTCTTCTATTGTGACCCACCTTATGTTGATGCTTATAAAGGAACCTTTAAACATGAGATGCCTATAAGTGAGCATAGGCGCTTCTTGGATTTCGTATTTGAATGTAAAGGTTTCGTTGCCGTATCTGGATATTCAAATCCACTTTATGACGATCAACCTTGGGATGATCGGCATGAGTGGGACTCGTTTATTTCAATAAGCGCAAGAGCTTTTACGGACTCGAACTTTAAGAAAGATTTAAAAGATCAAGACGAACGTAAACACGCTAAGGAGGTATTGTGGATCAAAGAAGCGAAATGAAAATATTTGATCCTAGAAATGTTGTTGATGATAAATATGAAGGTTTCCTGTATATAGCTTCACCTTATTCAAAAGCTAATGAGCAATTACGCCAAGATAGATATATGGGTATTTGTGCTACATGTGCATATTTTATTAAATATGATTGGACAGTATATTCACCTATAGCCCATTGGCATCCTATAGCATCTCGTTTTGGGCTACCAGAAGGTATGGACTTCTGGAGACAACATGACTTAACAATGTTATATGCTTCTTGTAAAATGATTGTAGCTATGATACAAGGTTGGAAAGATAGTGATGGCATTAAAGAAGAAATAGAATTTGCCAAACGTCGTAACATACCTGTGGAATACTTTGATACGGAGGCATTACGTGTATAAAGAATGCATTAAATGTAAAGCAACAATACATATATCCCTTTTTCATTTTGATAATAAAAGTCAAGATGGTTATACCAATTATTGTAAAAATTGTAAAAAGAAATATGATAAATTAAGAACAAAAGCATATGGTTTTAGTTCTACTCGCAAACGGTATGGATTAACTAAAGAACAATTTAATAAATTATTAGAATTACAAAATCATAAATGTGCTATATGTGGTACTAATAGACCCTATAAAAATAACAATAATGCTTGGTTAGTTGATCATGACCACTTAACTGGGCATGTCAGAGGATTACTTTGTTTTAATTGTAATACAGGCATTGGATCACTACAAGACTCAAAAGAAATAGTTAGAAAAGCATTAGAATATTTACAAAATAATGGAGTAGCTATGTCTAAAGAAATGAGAATAAAACTTGCATTTGATGCAATAGATTGAAAGGGTATAAGATGCCTAAAAGCATGGTTCATTGGAACGGGAACCAGTTATGCGCAATGGATTGTGAGACTACTGGACTCGATCCATTCCAGCATGAAATTTGGCAACTTGCAATCATTCCTCTTGATTCAAATATCCAGCCTAGACAGGATGTGTTACCGTTTAATATCAAAATGCAACCACAGCGCCCCGACCTCGCCGACCCCGCAGCTTTTAAAGTTTCCGCGGAGAGGAAAGAGTATATACTTAATGAGGGGTTCGATCCTGATACGGCTATGACCTTACTTGAAGATTGGATACAAAAATTGGGCCTCCCCGTAACACCTTCGGGAAGACCCAAGAGAATTATCCCATTAGGTCAGAACTATGGCGGTTTCGATAAGCAGTTCATAACTCAATGGTTAGGTGTGCCACAGTACAATGAATGGTTCGATTACCACATGCCTGACACTATGAGTATCGCCTGTTACCTCAATGACCGTGCGGCAATGAGAGCGGAGAAGGTTCCATTCTCTAAAATAAATCTAACGTACCTGGCTTCAACTTTAAAGGTTGAGCATCCTCAGGCTCACGATGCTCTTCAAGACGCTCTTGTGGCTTCGAAGGTGTACCTAGAGATGTTAAAGATGGGGCCGATGTTGGTATGACCCAATTAGTCTTGATGCCTTTGATGTGCTTATCAATGTGTTTCCTGTGAGATAAGAATCTCTTAGGATTCCCACCGACACTGGAATCGTGGCCTATGCATTTTGCATAGGCCACTTTTCTATTGACACATGCATCGAAGCTAATTAAATCGAAGCTAACGGTTCCAAGCTTCTTGGCAATCTCTATCGCACAAATAACAGAAAGCTGTGAATTCTGCAAGCCCAAGGCCACAGGGTCATAGACATATTTATTTAAGCTTTCCGCATACCAATGCTGCGCATGTTGCGAGATGAAGATACCGCTAGATTGTGGCAGACAGTTATCTCTAAGGCCCATATCTTGCTGGAGAACAAAGGTAGGATTCGGGAGGCCAAGGCTCTCAACCTTATGTATAGCTTCGTTGATAGCGATTACAGGTGCCTCAGCATCGCTAAAAGCTTGATGTGTTAAATCATCTAGGCTAGGTCCCTTGCCTACAATATAGCAATGCCTATCTTTAAACACCGTCTCAAGTTCTTCTAACTTCTTCGACACATGAGCTATCTTGAACCATCGCTTCTCGCCGGGGACACGCCTGTAATGTGCATCTAAATATTTCTCCGCTTCACGGTGATTACGCGGTATCGTAAAAGAACCATCGCCATGAACGGTTATGCGCTGTTTACTAACACTCGATGGTACACCTTTAAGTATGCTCATCTTTACTTTCTCCCGGTACTCCCTGCTCTTCTGATTATGCTGAATCACAGGTATGCCCCAATCTTTATCGTAAATCTTACAATACTCCTGAGGGAGTTCTTCAAAATTTATATCTAATCTTGGGCCATGTTGTACTAACGTTTCATGCAACGTTTTCTGATCCCACTTATTAGGATCTTTCTTCTGCATCTTGATCCACTCATGTACAAATACCTTAACCTTATCACAATTCCTAAAGTATATTGTTCCACTTAATAGCACCCCACCTTTCATAATGTGTGCAGCAAGATCTACCTTACCCTCTTTTACCATATTAAATATCACTGATGGGTAGTGTTTAAAAACTGCATCAGCATCGACATACAGCAATGGTTCAAGAGGGAACCTACTTAACATATCAAGAATGAACTCAGGCTTTATAGCACAATTATGGACCCATGCCCCTCGATTCTCGTATCCTTCAATATGGTACTTCAAACCTTGTTGTACGCATGAATATTCTAAATGCTTGACCTCTTCTTCATAAGGTGTCTTCTCTGTGTAGAACGCTACAACCATCATAGCCCTGTACTCCTTATTAATTTGCACAAATTACTATTACAAACAGCGATACCTTCTGGTGTTAAGATGTTCTCCCATTTTGTTGCCATGGGATGCCCACCATACCAATGGAAACCAACACTTGACTTAAGGTCTATGTGACTGTGATTCTCAAAGATCTTAGCAATATCTCTAATATACTGGATAGGAAGATTGATGCATGGTTTGAAGATATGTACATGTTCCCTAAAAGTTTTAGGGTGCTGCTTATAAGATATAGTAGGATTCGGGAAACACTTCTTAACTAAAACATTCCCAAGGCATTGATAATTGTTTGGATCAAAATTTGCAGGTTGCATGGCAGCACGTAGAACAGCCCTAGAAATTTCAGAACCCCTGCGGCTGTATATGAACGCAATATAGTAGACGCCTGTTCCGATATCTGCTGTGATACAATAATCATGTGCCTTGAAAATATGAGCGGGTAAAGGCTTAAAGAATATTACGTCCATATCAGACCAGAAGCCGCCTTGATGATATAATAGATACCAACGTAAGAAGTCAGATTTGTAAGCCTCATGTACATCTTCTCTAAAACCTGCTGCTCGAAAATTGAAGGGCTGAATATTGACACCTAAAGCATCTAATTGATGCATGTAATCTTCGCCCATATACTTGATCTTGTGCGCATGTGACACCCATTCGGCATCACCAAAATAGTGTCTTCGAGGCACATAGAACCGTACTTCCCAATCGGGATTATACTTAATAAAGCTTTTAACTGTTAGGAATCGAAGATAAGATAAAGGATTCCCGCCCCAGTAGAAATGCGCTATCTTAACCATATCTGCTCGCAATCCTTGTAAACGTATTGTCATGCTCTAACACAGACTGCTCATCAAGGATGCTATTCCATTGTTGTGCTAACGGAGCACCAGCGTACCAATGTAACCCAACTACATGGTTAGGTAGGTCATGTTTAGCTTTAAAAATCCCTTCTGTATTTGTACAGGTAAAAGGATAAACACACCCAAAGGGTATATTAAAAATCTTTAACTCAGGGAACATGTCTCTAAGGTCTTGCATAATGTTCTGCATTCTGATAAAGTTCCAGTCCACTTTACCGTCTTTATTGAAAGCCTCAGCATTATACAGGAGGTCATAAATGTTCTCAACACCTACACACTGATAACGTGTCGGGTCATAATTGACCTTAGCATTATTGAAGAAAGCTGTAAACATACGATTCCCGATACTAGAACCTAGCAGCCCGATACTTAGGTATCTTGTAACACATATAGCTACATCAAAGTCACGGAACTCGTCATATAATTTATCCATGGGTTGTGCCCACAGTATATCCATGTCGGAGTATACGCCACCATGAGCAGACAATTTGTGCCACTTAAGAAAGTTGGAGAGGTGCGAGGCTGTAATGTTCTCGTAGTCTTGCAGATGCCACTCATGGATTTCTACTCCTAACTCTTCTACCTGCGGTAAATAGTCACGCCCTTTATATGTATGGAAGTCTTGGGCAACATCGTCATTCCAAGTTTTTGTGTCTTTAGTACATTTAGAAGTATATAGAATCATTTGCCAATCTGGATTTAGTAATCTAAAACTCTTAAGTGTAAGATACCGCATCCATGAAAGAGTCTTATTGCCCCAAAAGAAGAAGATCCTTTTAGGTATTGACATTATACTTCTCCTTTATTTCTGCACGTATACGAGGTATCTGATCTAGGATAGCATTAATATTCCTATGTGTAGTCGCATTGCTATGCTTACGCTTATAGTGTAAACGCTTCAATATTCCACGGAATTTAATATCATTTACTACAGCTTCAATCATCCAGTAAAAGTCCTCAGAATAATCTAAATGCTCCGGGAACTTAACACCTTTATCCTTAACAATAGCCGTAGGTATCCAGATACCTGTGAAACCTATGGGACTACTGTGCCATACAGCGTCAGCAAACTGTTCTGGTGACATAACAGGTACATCTACAGGGCACATCAGTTTACCAACTTCATTAATCACATACCAGTTATCATAGATTACCTCATCGGGCCATACCTTAGCAGCTTTGATCTTTTCCTCTAAGAGTGTATCCACCAGTACATCGTCACTAGGGCACCAAACCCAATACCTACCAGCAGCATCCCTAAAACTCTGATTAATAACGACACCAACATTCTTTTGTTTGGGGAGACTTTTGACCTTGATACGATCATCAAGTTTAGCAAAACTCCGCATGATATCAAGAGTGTCATCGCTACTGCCATCATTATATAATAGGTATTCGATGTTAGAGTAAGTTTGCCAGAGCACAGACTCAATACACTCTTTAAGGTACTCGCCTTGATTATGGCAAGACGTAAACACTGTGACAAGTGGATTGTGCACAACTGTATCCCCTTAAATAAAGTTGAGATGATCGGGCGGATTCCTTAGATCAAGCATAACCTGATTACGCTTCTCGTATAAACAAGTACACTTGCATTTCTTACGTGGATCGAAATCCTTTCTCCACACAGCCATTTGCTGCCACAGCTTATCTAAAGGTAGTTCAGTAATATTACCTATTAAGCCAGGCAATGTTCCCGTCAGCGTGCAACAGGTATAAACACTCCCGTCCCCGGTTATTACGCATAGCAAATCTTTTGTGCCACAGTAATCGTAGTCTTGCTGCTTAGACGAGAAGCGTAAGTTACTTAGTCTTTCCTCGAACAAGTCCACAACTTGGAAATGCATATCATTCAATGATTGCAGTTCATCTAACTGCTGACGTACCTCACGTTTAGCATCAACATCTAAGATGTCTGCACCCTTAGGTGTGAAGGCTACACTTACACGAACATTATCGACGCCAACGTCCTTGGCTCGGAGACAACAATCTTGTAGACCTTTATAGTTCTCATCGGTAATAACGAACCCGATGCCTATAGCCTGATTTTTCCGCCTTTCGACCAGCCTTTCAATCCCCTTCCAAGCCATTGTCCAATGACTTTCGGGACAGCATCGAATCCTACAATAGTCCTCCTTATTACCTGCATCGACCGATACCCTCGCCCACTGTAGTTTCGTACTATATAACAAATCCGCAGTTGCCTCTTTAAGGAGGGTTCCATTAGTCACCAGAGCCATTTCTATTGGATGCTCCTGTAATTCTTCTAGTAACTTATCTATATGCGGATAAGCTAAAGGCTCCCCGCCACCTGTCAATTCGATAGCTTTAACACCCATGTAGTCTATTTCACATATCAGATCTTTCATACGATCCCATGGTAACGAGCTACTAGCATCAAAATGTTTTGAGTTCTTCCAGTTGTCCATACGGTAGCTACAGAAATGGCAGTTCTGATTACAGAAGTTCTGTGGCATTAGATGTATGAAAACCGGGAATAGCTCATGGCTACAATGCGTCTTGAAAGCTTGGACTAGTCTCGGATGATAGATTACTTTATCAGTTGCGTAACTCACAATACTCCCCACTCTCTACCAACATTACGGACTACTGTACCCTTACGTTCTTCATACAACTTTTTATTGATTGCTAACCTACCAGCAGTACGCTTATCATGGCAATAACGTGGATGATAAAGATGAACGCATCTTGCGTCAACCTTAGTGTAATGGCAACCATTGGCTTGGAGCCTTTCTATTAAATCATCATCATCGTATGATTGACCAACAAAATCTTCATCATACCCTCTTATTTCTACAAACCTATCTATGTCCATTGCCATAAGGAAAGGCAGTTCAGTCTTAAGTGGCTGACATTCTGCATACTTAACTTCATTATCTAGGTTAGGCAGATAACGATTGTCCATATCGTCCTTACCTACTGGTATGGCTAAAGCATACGGGTCTGCTTCAACAGCTGCAATCATAGGTGTAAGACAATCATCATGGTGCCACATCTCAGCACATGTTAATACCACAATATCATACTCAAGACTATACTTAACACCAATATTAAGAGCATATCCAGGCACTCGCCATTGAGCGTGCTTATTGTTTCCTGTAAATAGATACTCCGCTTTATAATGATCACAAATATATTGCACATTACCTTCGTCACCATCATTAAGAACTAGGATTCCCACATCAGGATTCCAGCGTCTAATAGACTCAAGCCCTAACTGTAGGAGTTGATCTCTATTGAATGTAGTTACAAGAACTCTTGTATTAGTCATCTTGCCTCCTTGGGCATTTATTCTTACAACTCCAAGGCCGTACCATAACATCTAACTCTAGGCACCACAACCTTGCAACCTTACCACAACAAGGTCTGTGAAAGAACCGCACCTCTCTCTTATCACAGGGTTCCAGAGTGAGATGATAAAGGTATGGGTCTGTTAAATCTTGTGTGTACCCCTCAGGGGCAGCCGGAGGCTTGCCCCTTCGGGGTGCACAAATTGTATCAGCGGTGAGTTTTCTGAAGTGCATCAAGGAAAGCCTTTAGGTCGCGCTCATGCACAATATAGTAACCACCGGCATTGAACTGTGCTAACTTACCATCAACAGTTACCGGTATAGGCTTATTTGTTGCGACTTTAACAGCGCCTTTGATTTTTGCATCTTTAGCAAAAGAGACATAGACTACTGTTACCTTCTCCTTAATGCCAATCGTGCAAGAGTTCATCAACAGGAGTGGGGATAACATCAACATCGCCACTAACTGTCTCGATCGCAACTTCTTTAGCAGGAGTCTTAAGGACATCTTTTAGTACCTCCGCAAATACCTTAGCAAACATATTACCTAAGAAGGCTAAGACGGTTTCGAGCATTATCCCTTACGCCCTGTACCTTTGCCCCTGCCACCACCTTTACCGTAGCCGGGACCGCCTTTAGAACAACCTCCCTTGTTACGGCCTAAGCCGCCGCGTGTGCCCTTACCATTACCATTTCTCATTGGACGCTTAGCCATTTTATTTCTCCTTCTTCTTGCTACTCATCTTAGACAGTAGCTGCTTAATCAAGCTACCCATACGTTCCTTGCTCATCTCCTTAAGAACATCGAGAGCCGGACCCTTAGCAATAGTCATAGCATGACCAACCGCACAACTCTTAGCTTGATCAATCTCTGCTTTAGTGAGCTTACCGTCTGATGCTTTCTTCTTAGCGTCACGGACAATGGTCTCTTGTGCTACTGCCATACCCTCAAGCAGACATTGAATAGCTTCTTTCTCCGCGTCACTAGCCTTGATACGTGTCATCAATTTGCCAGCGTAATGCTTAAGCAAACCAATAAGCAGCGCACCTAAAATTGATAGAACTGTTCCAACAAACGGCACCCACCATCCTTCTGCTATAACTTCCATAGGCACTCCTGATTCTGGCATCTCAACTCCTCCTCTTCATTTTCCTTAACGTTTTAGCAAGCCGAGCACGCTGCCCAAGCTTACCGGGTTTCTTAGCTGCTTCATTCAATTTCTTAGCTGGTATCTTTTCACCCTTCTTTATACCAAGGGATTTTCTTAGCGCACCGGGTTTCTTAATTGCTTTTTGTATCCACTTCTTCTTCTTTGCCATTGTTTACTCCTATTAATCCGCACTTAACATCCTTCTAAATACCTTACCATTAGCTAAAGCTACATATAATGCATACCCATCATCAATCATCCATGTAGCTGTATCTCCCATATCACTTACTTTTTTAGACCACGTCGAACCGTTCCAAGCCCATAATTCCTCCTTACCAGTTGACGTATTACTTGAGTATACATATAATAACCCATTTGATGCACCCCAACAATGCCTAGCCTTGTTACCCGCTGGCATTGATGTTAGAGAAGACCAACTACTATTGTATGCAGTCTTATATTTAAGCGTTGTATTATTGTATCCTGAAAACAGTTTATCGTCATATACAGTCATTTGACAGTCAATAGTAGGCCCACCAGACACACTATTAAAAGTGAGTGTCGTTGTACCGGAGTAATAACCCAATCCAATATGTATCGCACCATCAAAATATATAGCAAAATAGGGATGGCTTCCTCCAGTATCCCAAGTCCAACTAGATGCACCATCGCGTCTAGCACCATCTTTAGAAGTTCCTGAGTATGTAGTAGCTGCCCAGAATAAAGCAGTATCATTGTACTGTAAGCACGCTACATCATTTCGTGAACTCGTAATTTCTGTGACTAATGAGGAACCACTTAATCTCCAAACTCTAGCAGCAGAAGAACTCCCGCCAGTTAGGAATAATGTACCATCATAATCCAGTAGTGATGGTTTTCTAATTGAAATAGTTCTATCAGCAGTAACAATCAATGTCCAATTATTATACCCATCTCTACGATATAATTTTCCCTCCCTTGCAACACCATAGACATCATTGTTATGTATCTCCATGCAACTAATATTACCTGGGGAAGGTCCAAAATCTTCATCCTCTATCCAACTGCTACTTGTTATCTCTCCATCAGCCTCACCATTACGTGCTGTTTGCGATGCATCTGTAACAGTTAAATCATATGTATCTTCACCAGAACCACCATCAATATTAGCAGTTGTTATAGTCTTAACACCACCACTCCAACCAGTATTATTTATAGTTATTGGGGTAGCTACATCTGACCCATCACTAAGTGTCCAAGCTAATGTTAAGCTTGTTGCCGGTACATAGTCTGTATCAGCAGTATCATCACCATTATAAGCCTTAATAGTGATGCTGAAATCTTCACCACGCTCCAGTATACTCGGAGCAGTAACAATGAAATAAGGATTCTGTATAGGTGCAGTATCGTTAGCTGTATATTCTTCGCCCCATATACCTGCGTAGAAGTAGGCAGGTGATGTAGCTCCAGAAGGCTCAGTAGCTTTACAAGCTGAATATGTCCATACACCAGATGTTGCCTTACAAATCATAAACGAGCCATATAATTGTGCATCGGGTCCAGCGTCGGTAATATGGAAACCTAACCCCGCCGAATCCAATATTTCAACTGCGAACTCACCATTAAAAGAAGTATCTACATCACCATTCGCATCTTTATAATTGACAGTTAGTTCAAACGCATCTCCAGAAGCAATATAATCAGGTGCAACTATTTCTACATAACTTGAGTTAGCTAAAGCTCCATCATCCATGCTTAAAGATTGGCTAATAGCTTGGACACCTAAATCACTAATATCGAACTGCGGGCAAGTAGCATCTTCATATACTCTTGTTGCATCATGTAATGTTATGGACCCAACAGCATCTATAGTACCATTATCTATGTACCAATCAGATGCAGTATACTGACCAGAACCGTCTAAAGTAATCTCTGTCACTTCTCCACTGGCATCATATAACTTATCGCCTGAGTCTGTTGAGTTCAGACTAACTGCTAAAACTAGACTATCACTCCCGCCAATAATGTCTACACTAAAAGGTGTACCACGAGTTACAGAACTAGGATAAGTATACCAAACTAATGAAGACAGAGCGTCGATTATATCGAACTCAATTGTATCAGATGTATAGTCCGCAGAAGCTACAATGATGCTACCAGAGTCATCGCTGCTGCCGCCTGTAATTTGTACAGTAGATGATTCCCAAACTCCACCGACTAGCTCGATATTACTGGTATTTAATACATCACTACCATCGCTACTAATTAGCTGTAAGGTAGCACTGATATTGACAGGCTGTAATATATCAAGGGAATCGCGTGCTTCTACTCGCAGCGTAAAGTTCTCACCACGCTGGACCTCATCTAACGAGTAGACGAATTTTAAATTGTAAGTAGGCGTGGGTCCCGGACCAGTATTACCATCTGGATCATCTGGATTATTCGTATACGGAGGGATCTCATAATCAATCTCATCACGATCATCACCGGGATCGTCTGGATCAATAGGCGTATTTACGTTGAAGTCCGGGTCGCCTATCCAGAAATTAGTATCTTCATCTGGCTGGTCACTCCCGTCCACATCGCCAGCTTTAGATGCAAGCATTGTCTCTATTGCGATACTGTGATCAGCACTATCGTGATTAACATTAATTACCTGTCCACGTATAGTATTAGTACTAAAGATATCAATAGCATGTGCTAAGGTATCAAAAGTCTCTAACTCTAACCCGCGCAGGAAACAAGCTAAAGTAGCAAATCTCCAAGAATTAGAATATCTGTAGCCCCACCAATACAGAGAAAGCTTAACAAACTCTTCCACATTATAGGTGTAGAAATCAATCTCTTTCTCACGTGTTTTGAACACATCTGTATTATTCTCATATATAATGTGCTTCTCTGCTTCTGGTCTGCCCGAGTAATCAATAAGGTATTTGCCTGTAAGCTTTGTGTAGATATCTTCAGTACGCTTGAACGAAAGTTGTAACGTACTAAGCTCTACATCTTCTTCTTCAAGTGTAACATCAGCCGTCGGTATCTCGGACAAGTACTTAAGATATACAACACCGCTACGTATGACCATAGCAATACGCGATTGCCATGCTATATTTTCACAGAACTCTACAGCATCAACCTTTTCAAATATTGCAAAATTAGCCCAATATGCACCGACCTTAGAACGAACATCAGAATAACTCGTACTATCCATAGAGAAGTTTGTATATGTATCAATTATATACTTGATTATATCAGCAGCATTTGGGCCTTTCGTCGATCTTAAAGAGACATAAACAGTATCTTCCCATCCCTCTTCTTGATCTTCTAAAGGTTCTGCAAACTCAAGTGTTGTAGCATTATTACCATCTAATGAGTTTGACAGATTTACAGTATAGTAGCTACTAGGTATCGGTACGAAGACACGATCCTCACCATCCTTACGATATGCAAACACATCAAGAATTTCATAACTCGGTAATAAGTTTGCTACGTACAGGTCGTCATAGTCTACAACTAATCGCACATCAGAGCCGGCATTGATACCCCAAGAATCTTGAAGGTATACATTGCCAACTATGTATCCATCCCTCGGGTCCCAATTATTATCAACATACCAGAACTGTGCTTCAAGCACATATGTTGCTGCCCACGAACCTCTAGGTATAGCAGCAGCTTCTGTGATTGTATCATCACTATTTAGGATTATGCCCAATGGTGTATTGTTGGGCCTCCAAGGTTTCTGGAACCAACACTGTCTACCTTTTTGTCCAGTACACCTATTGACCATCCAGCCGTATGTTGCATGGTTAACAATACAGAAGAGTCCTTTAATATACTCATCACTATCTAACCAGATACAACGAGCATCACTATAATAAGGATCATCAATAACTCTATCCGCTAAAGAAATATTTGTATACTTGGCGTCATTCTTAGATGTAGCAGTAAAAGTATTACCGTCAAAGGTGCCAGTATATTTAATCTTGCCTACAAAGATAGATACAGATGTAGGTGTCTGTGGGAAGTCTATGCCTCCATCAATAACAAACGAATTCCAATTATGATTGATACCATATCGTAATGTGCCACGAGGCTGCTTCTTAATTTTTACACAAGGAACATGTATCGCGGTTCCAAAGGCCATAGGCCAAGGAACACCAATTGCATCTGTAGCTAGATTTGTTATGTCACCTTCATCGGGTGCATACCCTACTTCTTGGCTAGCTATAACTGACTCAGCCTCAAAAGCTAATTCTCTTGTTCCTTCTGTCCAGATGACAGGGTTGATCACATTACCCTTAAAGATTGTAGTCAGGTCAGATTGTGTGGTACCTACATAATAGTGGTAAACAGTTATTGCAGTATTCTCAATCACATCGGTATTATAGATAACTTTAAGATCACCAGATACATCAGTTAATACCACACTGATAGTAGATATTTCACCAAGGTTATCACTTCTCTCACTATTGACGACTGTATCGAACTTAAGAATCCCACCGACACAGGATATTGCACCTATGGTAATAGTCTTATCAGCATAATAAACTGTACCACTTTCCCACTCAATCTTGAGAACAATAATTGGCTCTGTTCCAAGATCTTGGTCAACTTTATCTTGTACATTAGATGTTAGTGTACGGACCATTTTCTATTACCTCTAAGCAACAGTTCCCTCAAATTGTAAGCTGAAGCTATAAGCTTCAACACAATCTACACTACTTGCCTGATTTTCAGAATCCAGTGGCCCGTCTGCTGTAAACTCAGCAGGGTCATTAATTATTCTTCCTTCCCATACTACACTATCATAGTCAGTATATTTTACCTCACTACCAGAACTAGCTAATAGCAGATTAATTAAATCCATATACTGGCTTCGCTTGACACCTGTAAAAGATAATGTCAGTATCCTTAAAGCGGGTGTACTGATAAAGCTATGCATAGTCCCATCCATAGCCCTACGGAATTTTGTCTTGATATCCTGTACTTCACCATTGCCTAACTGTGGCGACGGTAAAGTAGCGGTATGCGTAGGACTAGTTGTAGGGTACTCAAACACTATACTCATGATGCATCATCCTCGAACTCGAAATTTATAGAGTAACTACAAGTATCCTTAACTGTAATTATTTCATTAGTTGGGGTTGTAATATACCCATCATAAGCGTTATCAAGATGATCAATAATACGAATCTTTAGTCCTGCCGTTGTACTTAAGAACGTTCTTAAGTCGTCTATAACAGCTTCTGTGATAACGCTAAAACTGAAAACTCTCTTCCGTACTTGTGGCCAATCGGTATCGTGAACAGATACAATCTCACCAGAACGTAAGCGCCCAATATACTGACCACGACCTACTTGCTCAGTATTCCCTAAGTCTGGACTACGTAATGTTATTTGTCCAGATTCTTCACCAATAGGGTATTGTAATCTAAAGCTCATTAGTCTATCACTACCTCATATGTTACTCTGAGTGTGTCACCATTTACTACATCTACTGTACTATCAAATGCCGCAGTTGACCAGAGGACACCAGTAGAACCGCCCTTAGTATTATTACTTGCAATAAATATTCCTTTAACAGTTTTTGTATCATCCATACTGAACTCTGACTCTGATGCGCTATCCATAATTTTACCAGAGGCAGCATTCTCATCCCAAGCTTGCCTATTCGATTCACTATAATCTTCTAACTCTGTCCAACCACCGTGGCTAGACATTGTATCATTCTCATTGAAACCAGTGAAACCAGAGTTATCAACTAGACCAACATACCAAGGACTGCTTGCGCTTGTTCCATGGAACATAACATCAAGTATATGATTCTTACCAACTATTGTAATGCCGTTTGACAAAACTATATCGCGTATCAGCTTACCCTGACGAAACTGTTTAACAGTGAATTTACCTTGCATTTTCATAACTTAATGCTCCTTTGCCTTATGGCCCGTTCTAACCCCTTACCGATTTTGATGATATCTATTTGCTCATTACCAGAGCTATTAAGTGAAATATTAACTCCACCAACATTTGTCACTGGCCCACCAGCCGCGTAACCTTGTACAGATCCGGCATTCATAGTAAGTAACTGGCTATAGAATCGCTTAGTTGCCTTACTATTCATAACGAACTCACCCGGACTCAACATAGCAGGAACTGTATCTCTACCAACTCTACCACCAATAGCGAATCGCTCAGGTACAACAGCTTTGACTCCGCCACGTTGTAGCTTGATAATATCTTCCAGAACTTTCTTGTATCTCTGAGCTAATGTAATCTGTGCTTCCTGTTCTGCTTTTTGCTTCTTAAGAGCTTCAGCTTGTGCAGCACTTACACCGGTAATAGTTGTTCTCAAGTTTTTAAGAACATCATCATAGTCTTTAGCCACCTTTTTCAAAGAATCAAAAGCATCATCCTTCTTAAGACCTTGCTGCTTCTTTAATAACTCAGTAAGTTGCTGTTGCATAATTTCAAGTGTGCGTAAATATGTTTGATTTGTTCCTCCTAATTCTATATATCTTTGGCGTAAAGTATTAACCGATTTCGCAAACTCTAATGTGCTACCTGTGGATTCCCCACCAAATTTTGCAATATCTTTGAAAAGTTGCTTAGCTTGTGCTTCAAAATCAATCTGTTCCCGCGACCTACCCCCGAATGTTGGAGCAAAACCGAGCCGCCCAATACGGAACTCTCTTTCCTGTGCATAAGCCTTGATACCCGCTAATTGCGCTTTTAGACTGGCTCTTAGTGCCTTGCGTTCTTCTGCGTTCTTTTTTGTGGCTGCTTTAATATCCTCTAATAACTGCTTCCTTGTGGCTGCAGCCCGTTCCAGTGCAATCTTCTGTATCTCTTTCTCACCAATCTTTTGCTCTTCAAGAAGCTTAAGCTGTAATTTACTAGTATTGATAGTATCAACACCAAGTGCTTTTTGTAAATCAATAATAGCTTTGAGTCGTTCCTGCTGATCTGCTAATCCCTTTTGGATTTTCTCGGGGTCGCGTGCTTCCGCTGCTTCTCGTACATCGAACTCACGGAACTGCCGTACACGTTGCGTGATATCGAAGAGTGCCAGCTCTAATTCTACGCGCTTCTTTTGTGCATCTTCTGCTCTCTTCTGCTCTTCCTTTGAAACACGTTCTTGAATTGCAGCAACCTCTTCTAAGAATTTCTTATAGCGAGATTTATAGTCAGTAAAGTACTTATCAATATTCTGTATCTCAGCCTTACTTAATTGAGCAGTTAACTCTTTTTGTTTAGTTGAGTAATCAGCCAGTGCCTTAGCTCTAGCTAACTGAACCTGTCTGAGACTTGCTTTATTAGCACTCTCACGTGCTTTAACTTCTCTAATTCTTAAAGCTTGAATCTTGTAACTTTGCTGTACTTCTAACTCTGCTAAATCCTTGACTATCTTCTTGCGCTTCTCTAAGTTCTTTTCATTTTCTTTGTCGGTATCTCTAGCTAACTTAGTTGTGTCTTGCTCAAGCTTGAAACGTTCCTTGAGCAATTTGATCACATTATCAGTATCACCAAGCAATAGAGATACTTCAATCTCTTTGCCAATATCCTTAATTCTTCCGGTAATAACCTTAAGCTTTTCGTCTAATTTATCAGCATCTAATAGACGAATCTCAAACTCTTCAGCTTGTACCGCTCGCTGGAAATCTACATATGCTTCACTAATTTTTGCTATGTTCCTAGTTGCATCCTTTTCAACTTTTTTAAGACTGCTTATCTGCTCATTAATAGACTTTGTAGTAGCCTTAAAAGTTTCCTTAATTTGCTTATTAGTCTCATCAATAATGCCGGCAGATTCTTTAATTGCAGCATTATAGTATTTTGTTAACTCTGCAACGTTTCGACTAATAAATTGCTCACGTTTCTTTAATTCCTCTAGCATACCATCAGTGATCTTTTTCTCTTGTTTGGCTATTGCATCTGCCTTAGCTCCTTCTGTCTTCTTAATCTCTTCAAAATTCCTCTGATATGCTTTTGCATAATCATTGAGTATGCTTACTGTAGTAGTCAGAACACCAGAGTAGTAGAAGAGTATTCTTAATGCCCCAACAATACCCCCAATACCCTTAGTAATATCTGCAAGAGTCTTAAGAATATCCCTACCAAGTTCTTCAGTAAAGAAGTTCTTGATCTTATTTATTTCTTTTTGTACTACGAATCCGGCACTTTCAACAGCTATTTCTTGTGCTTTCAAATATGACTGTTCACCCTTTGATATCTTATCCAAATTCTTTAGATAAGTTTCATAGCCTTCACCTGTTAATGCTAATGCACCAGATAGTCCTCGAATACGGCTAATATATTTTGCCAACTCTGAAGACTGCCCACGCGTACGCTCTTGCAATAATTTTAAGAACCCACCTAGCCCATACGTTTGGATAGCAGCTTCACCAGAAGCTACACCAATATCCTCTAAGAATGCCTTCATATCCTTAGTTGGCTTCAGTAACTTAACAAATACACCGCGTAGTTGTGTTGCAGCCTTATTATACTTAATACCCTGAATCGTTAAAGTAGATATGGTTGCACCTAATTCTACCATATCTACATTTAGCTGTCTAGCTAGGATACCAACATCACCAAATGAGCCGGACATTTCTTCCGCACGAACACGGCCCAGTTCGATTGTCTTAAAGAATATTGCCGCAACCTTATCAGCATCTTCTGCCTCTTTTCCGAAAGCATTGATACCTGCGGTTAAAAGGTTGACAGAAGTTGATGTATCTGTAGCTGCTACGCGAGCAAACTTATTTGCTTCAGCTAAGAACTTAAAAGTGTCTGCGCCTTTTGCTACCTGATTAGATAGAGTTTGATATGCCGCCTCTGCCTGATCTAGTACATCAAAACCCCATGAATCAGACAGTTCTCTCAAACTTTTTGACCAAGTATTGAAAGGTAGCTGTGCTTCCTGCGAAATAGTTCTGATTTCCGAAATCGCTATTTCAAACTGTATCGCAGCTTCAGTAGCTTCACGTAATTGGAATATTATTGCAGTTAAAGCGCGGCGTATAAGTTGGGCCGCAAAAATTCTAATAACTGATTGCCATGTTAATAGAATATTTTTAGTACCAGTATGAACCTTTTTGGTATCCTTGGACATTCTCTCAAGAGTCTTACGAGAAGATGCCCCAAGATTTTGTGTGGCTTTGGTCACACCATACATGGTGCTTTGTAATTTTGCTAAATCACCAGTATATACCCGGAACTCGCCCTTACGGACATGCGCCCAAACAGCATTGATTTCTTTAGCACCAAGCTTAGTTCTAGCCACAAACTCTTTAAGGGCCGTTATCGACTGCTTATATCGGAATCGTTCATCTGTAGTGGCTGCGCCCGGTATACTAACACCGCGAGTTACAGCTACCTCTGCGGTTGTTGCTCGTTGTGCTGCTCCAGCCGCTCGCTGCTGTTCAAGAGCAGCTTCACGTCTGGCTTTAGCATTGTCCCGTATTACAGCATTTAATGCTACCCATTTACGCCTATTCTTATCTAAAGGATCTCGCATCTTTTTAAAGGATATTGTTGCTTCACGGAACTCATCGAGCATAACTTTCATAGTGGCATTGGTGCGATCACCTTCTCTATTAAAAGTAACTAGAGAATTTTTAAGATTCTTTATAGCTTCATCAGTACCAAGCATTTGTTTTGTCAACTTCTTAAGTTGATCTGTAACTGGTACATCTGCTACTATTTTAAAGTGTTTGTCCATCACATGTACCTTTACTTAAACAAATGCTCTAAGCCAGGAATATAGTCTTCCCAATTATTATCAATAAATCTTATAAAAGCATCCGCGCCCTCATTCAAAGCATTCCAATAACCTTTATATGTTTCCCAATACCACCACTGGAAAACCTGTATATCAAAATTGAACTCCATAGTAGGTAACTTAAAACTGATTTTAGTAGCTCTCTCAGCTACTGCTTGACCCTCTTTAAGTGTTCTGAATCGATTCTCATAATATGTCCCATCTATACTCGTTAGTCCTTTCCGAGCTGCCCGTTTACGCTTAAAAACTATGACACTACTTATTTCTCCCCAAATTCTTGCTTGTGCCGCAGCATCATACAGGGACGCAGCCGACATACCTGTATCGACCTTGACCAAATCATCATACACAATTGTCCTAACGAATTCAGCAATAGCATCCTGCCACAGTTTACGCATATTAGACTTTAAAGCCCGATCATATCGTTTGATATCGGGCTTAAACGGGTCCCAAGCTAGTTCTAATTGAAACATTTTGTACCCTTTAAAGAATGGCCCCGCCCCAATTGGCGGGGCCATTCAATTATGTAGGTATCCTCATACTTGAAGCTTTCATCATTGTCTCATGCAGTTCCATTTCCTCATAGCCTCGGATTTGACTGTATGCTATTAACATGGCCTGTGCCCAAACGTTATTAGAGTCCCAAGAAGCTTGCACATCAGGTGGTCTAACACTCAGGCGCTCGCAAGCTCTCCAGATTGCGTATTCCTCGGTTCGGAACTTGGGGAGGCTGCGTCTTTTCGCATGGCCTCCTGATCGGCTAAAAAACGTTGGGTCGCCTCTTCGATTTTAGCTTCATTCAATCCATTAGCAGTTGAGACCATGGTAACTAATCGGCCCTGATCAGCCTGTGAAAAGCCTGCACGAGTCAATTCATCCTTGAAATTTCCCCAAGTAGAAGGATCGCTCATATCCACTGACTCAAACTCAAGACCATCAGTAGCTTCAAGAGATTTGAGAATCATCCAGTGACTTTTATGCTCTGCCCATTCCTCAATTTGTCCGAGGTATTTAGGATCATTAGGATCTCTGCTTTTGATACCACCGGGACGAAGAACCTCAGGTGGCTCAGGAACTGGACACGCTTTTTCAAAGTCTGTATAGTCCAACACAGCCTTTGCCTTAAAACAAATGTCACCACTTTGCCTAGGAAATACGATAATTTCCTCAGCCGGACCCTCGATTATTTTCCCGTGAATCTTCATAGCAGTTCTCCTTTTAATCCTTGTCTATTCCCCGACAAGTGAGGTAGCTAAGTTACTCTTAGCTTAAGGCACCAGTGGAATTGGCCTGACGAGTTACAGTAGCCTCAGTGACATTACACTGACCAGTAGCCGCAACAGTACCACCGCTAAGGTCATGGTCTAAAGTCTCATAACGGAAGTCTTGCAAGAGGATAACTTCCATATCTCCACAAGAAACAGGAGTAGGCGAATAAGTGATTTCGAGATCTACCGCGTACGGACGACAAGCATCCGCATCGACAGATACCCAATCAGACGCCTCACCCCTCTTCTTAAGGGCATCCTCGATGGTAGGAGTTCCGCCGCCAGTTGACCCCTTGAGGTATTCCCACACGAAGTCAAAATTTACACTGACAGGAACCTGATCACCTTCACGAACCTCATCAAGCACACCACGATCAAGAGTATATTCCATGTTGCGAGATTCGGTGTAGGTTAAATTACCCTCACCGATCTTTACTTCGATCTCATTGGCCGGCGTAGAGCCGTCCTTAATCTTGACAATGGCACGCTTAAGGTCGATTTGGGCGTATACGGTTTTCCAGACCCGATGCATCAACCATACCTCCTTAAATTGTTAACCTCATCTCGTAATGGCCTTCAACAGTTGCTTGGTGTACTTCTGCACTTGGAGCTATTTTCCCGAAGTAGCTGACCTGAACCTTCTCTTTGTCCCGGGCGTTATTAATGAGGTTCATGCAGCCAAGTAGACTATTGTCATCATCGGGACCATCTCCGAACTTATAAACCGGTATGTTACTAAAGGCCACAGCTACAATACCTATGTCTTTCCAAACACGATGATAGTCTTCATCATCCATCGCGGATTGGACCAATACGTTTATTTCTGAATAGACCTTCCAGTACCCCTTACTTAATTCAGTAAGGTATGGCCCGTCTACACGTAATTCAATAAAGTCTTTTTCAGTACGTGTAGCACGGTGAAACCCCTCAATATACAAATGCAGTCCCTGTTTCCGATCATTAAAATGTTCAGAAACAGAAGAGAAAATCCAACGGGGTAAGTTCTGGATTGTTTCTGCCATGTTATGCCTCTGGATCTACATCATCCGTATTAGAAACTTGCTTAGCATTTATTAGCCAAGCCTTATTGTGTTCAGCGATTGTTGCCGCTTTAATTTCGTAGCGCCTACCCTCAAACACTACATACATTTCCGTAGTTATTACGAAATCATCCGGCAAATCTTTAACATCAATAATAATATTCCTTGTTCCGGGTTCGAAAAGCCCTCCATATGTAAAATTCTTATTTGCAGCTATGAAAGACAGGTCATACTCAAAGTCTTTAAATGAACGTTGGGGTAACACTATTCCACGCTTTATTTTAATATATTCCAGATTACGTGTAACTTTACCAGTACGAAGATTATACACATCAGCAGAATCTCTGTACCCAATAAACATCTCAAGGCCAAACTGACGTTTTAGCTTATAGACGATTTTTCTAATCTGGCGTAGAACGTTTTGGTATGCCATGATTACCCCAAGGTGTTGGGTGGGGTCCGAAGACCCCACCCATTCCCCACCTCATTAACCGAGTACACAGACTCCCATGTTCTCATCGAGAACCTCAACACCACCGAGGATATCGACAGTCACAAGGTGACCCTGCTTGGAGCCGTCGTAAGTGATCACGACGCGGATCGACAGCCCGTTGTAGGACGCCACGCTCGAAAGCGCGCCAGTTCCCTGAGCAGGAGCCGCCAGCGGACGGGTAACGAGAGACACCGCATTCTTGTGGAACGCGAAGCCGAAGTCACCTGCCGGGCCAATACCGACAACGTCGCTATTGGAGACAGCAGCCGCCAGAGCACGGTCCACTACCAGTTCAACAGTAGTCGGAGTGCTCAGAGCGCCGTACACGTTGTCCTTGGTGACAGCAGCCGCGCCGAAGCTAACGAGCTGGCCAACCTTAGGAGCAACAGTGAACCCATCAACGGTCAGTTCCTTGGTGTAGTACTGATCATAACCATTGGCCTCATCAATAGCACCGGGGGTGTAGAAGGTGATGACGGCGTTATTGGCAACCGCACTCTTCAGCCCTGGGCTAATGGTGATGCTGCTAGGAGTTGCACCACCAACAGAAGCAGTCACCTTCTGCGGGGTCATGTCACCAGCAATGGTGCACCAAGTACCGGCCTCAATTGCACCGGAGTGGCCGTCCATCGCGATAGTCGTGCTACCAGCCGCGTAACCATCCGACTCATCTACCGCCCCGGCAGTAGTCGAACTGCCAGTCGCAACGCTCGGGCTGTTCTGGTCCATGAAGAAATCGAACCCGAACTTACGGCCCAAGTGACCTTCGCGCAGAGCGGAACCATCGTCGCCGACTTCGTTGGCCTTCGTGAACTCACCAATGTTCAGAAGGTCGCCTTCCATGTTCGGGCAGACGACGAAACGACGCATGACGCTCGGAACCTTGTTGTTGTTCAGAGTTTCACGGGCACTGATCACAACAGATTTGGAAATCGCCGTGCCAAGCTGACCAACAACGTTACCAGCAGCAATAAAACGGTACATCTGCATCAGAACGAGTTCATCAATAGCCTGTCCAATAGACAGGAGAGCCGGCTCCAAGTAAGTGTCACGGAGATTCTTGAAGCTCTTGGACTCTTCCCCGTCCTTGATCAGGAAGGAAGTGTGCCAGTGCTGATCCAGACGAACAGGAACATTGGTAGCCTGAGCGTCCTGCACCGTTACCTCATCGGCATCAGTCTTTCTCTTGCCGGTGAAGGTGGCGGGACGGCGAGTATTAACCACATCGCCGAAATTCGCGATCTCATTTTCGAAGTCACGGTGCACCAGAGCGGCCGCAACCATGTTTGCTTCAAGAATCATAAGAGATTCCTGCGCCCACACCTCAGGGATGAAGGCATCATTGTCGTTGGCGAAAACAGTCCGCCAAATCTTAGAACTAACTAAAAGCATCTACGCGCCTCCTATTGGAAATTAACTTTGCCTGCTTTTCTGGCGGCTCGGTACTTGGCGGGGTCAGTTGCAAGTGTTTTCAAATCACTCTGCAAGTTATTGCCGCCACGATTCATCCCGCCGAGACCACCAGTTCCCTCGCCCTTGAAGAGGTTGAGGTACTCATCCATTTCCTTCATCCTCTTGACTGCCTCTTTCGGAGCAAGTTCAAGAGTAACGGGCTTGCCGTCCTTGTCTTTATCCTCCAGCTTTACAACCGGAGACATCTTACCAGTAGGCTTGCCCTCACCATCCAATTCCTCGACTAGGCGAGTATTAGGCCGCACAATAGCGACAATTTGCCCGGGAACGTATGCATCGTTAGATACAGCGGCGTCTGTGATAGCGCGTGAAATCGTTTCTTCCGTGTAGCGTCCCTGCCAAGTGTCAAGTTGGCCGGTTAAATCTTCAATCTGTTTCTTGTAAGCCTTCTCAAGCTTTGCCTTTTCCTTCTCAGTTAACTGATCCTTGGTCAGAAGCTGATTCTTCATGTTCTCGATGCGCTCATCATATTGTTGACGTTCTTCATCAGTAAGATTAGCCTTAGCTCTTAAAGCTTCAAGTTCATCAATCGCCTTTTGCTGCTGATCTTTCCACTTACGCTTCTCACTTGCTAAGAAGCGATTTACATCATCTTGCGAGAACTGCTTACTTGTGCCGCCACCCGCAGGGGGATCGCCCGCAGGAGGATCACCCGCAGGAGGATCGCCCGCAGGAGGATCGCCCGCAGGAGGATCTCCCTCACCATCATACACATTAAGCCACAGTTTGAACAGATCGGATTCCAACATCATTTTCTCCTAGCTGACCCTACTTAAGTCTACCGCTTGCGCATCACGCAAATAGGGCTTGAGGTATCGCCACGCAGCGACACTTGGTATCCCTGCGTTGATGTGCTCTGCCGGTATTAAACTGTCGTAGGTAGACCGCACGTTTGCGTAACCCTGAGATACCATCCTGAGATTTTCAAACTCAAGCTCAGGGTCTACTCCATCTAACAACGCGAGTGCTAACTCGCTACAAGCATACTTAATATCATCAGGTACAGTAGTATCCTCATCCCTAGGGAACTGTAGATCCTGTGAATCACTTGTTTTCGTCCCTTTAAAATTGAGCCGATCAATTAATCTAGTAGCATTGATTAATGACTTTTCCTTATTAGTTGAAGTGGCATCATCCCAAGCATCTGTATTCAATCTTCCATCAAAATATGACTGCGCCTCATCAACTGTGCAATAAGCAGAATCTGCACTAGGAGAAACAATAGGTATCTCCCCTTCAACATATTCGATATCCCCGCTTGTACGGGAAATTTTGAAAACATACTCATACTCTAACTCTTCATCCAAAGCACTTATACCATATTCATATACACCTGTAGCAGAATTAGTCGTAACGGTGCCAGCAGCCACAACAACAGTACCCGATACTTTCTCACGGATACCGTAAGTTCCTGTAATGTCTGACAGTACAACTTCAGTTGCATCAGTCAGTACACCGCTTTCATAATTCTCTACAAAGATTTCGCGAGTCATTATCTCACTCCGCTACGTGTGCGCTGTGTGCCTGTTATCGTTTGTCCGATAACATTTACACCACCACCGCCACTGAACAGGTAAGGACCAACAGCCCTGAGGTAGATGCTTGTGGCACAAGCTATGCTATCAGCAGTAAGATTATCAACACCACCCTCAGTAAGAATAGGATTCTCAATCTCAGACGACGAAGCTATTTCATCAACAGTTAGAACATGAACCTGACCAATAGTAGGTGTCTCAATCTCAGATAGACAAGCAATAGCCTCAGCTGCTAAAGCATGTACCTGACCAATAGTAGGTGTCTCTACCTCAGAAGCCGAGGCAATACT